AAAAGATGGAGTAGAAATTAGAGAAACACAAACTATACTTCCTGAATTTGCAAAAGTTTTTGTTGATGAATATTTAACTGAACGTTTTGATACTTCAAGATCTATGGATGAGTTTAGAGATTATATTAATGTTAAAGATGAACATCAAAACCCTTTTCAAACTCAAACTTTAATTAATGCAGTAAAAAGTGAAGCAGAATTCCATGCTAACGCAAAACTCGCTGCTATTAGTAATACAGCTCAAGAAGGGTTTGATCATGAATTTTATTTCAATCCTATTGCTGGTGGTGGAAGTGTTTATGATCCAAATAGAACAGAGCGTTATGCTTCACAAAAAGCAATTGTAAATGCTGATTGGGATGCTGCAAAAAATGGTGATGTTTATTGGGCAAGACAAGCTTATAGATATGGCATAACTTTAAACAATAATAAATGGTCAGAAGCAGATAAAGAAAAGTTTGCAAAGATACATTATGAAATTAAAGGACATTTAAATCGAGATGAAAATGGTGAATTAAAACCTTTTGACCCTGCAGAAAATATTTGGGATCTTGGAACAATAAGAGAATATATTCATGAAACAGTAACTCCAGAAATGATTAAGGTTGCTGAACAACAAGACAATTTACCTTTTGCTAGTTTTGTAACTCCAGAAGAATATACTGATGAGTTACTAAAAGGAGTCATGCCCGATTCTGTTGAATGGAAAGAAATTTTAGAAAAATTTGATTTAGAAGAATTTGCAGGAGATTTTGATGAATTAAAAAAATATATTATAGATGTTTTAAGAACAAGTTCAGCACACGAAATTAGAGAAAATATAAAATACTTAAATGAAAGAAGAAGAAGACCTACTCAACAAATTTTAGGTCTTACTTATATAGAAAGAGAAGAAGATTATAAAGATGAAATGTCTGAACCTGAAACACAATTATATAAACATTTTCAAGATTCAGGTTATCAAGGAACTGAAGATCAATTTTATGAAAGTTTTTTCCCTGATTTAGAAAGATCAGAACAAGTCCTTTTAACAAAAGGTGGAAAAAATGAAGCCTTAGAACAATGGGGTTTTAATTTAACAGCTTCAGATGATCCTTGGTCTGCTTTAAGTGAATTAGAAGGTTACTTTGGTAGTGATGAAAAAGATGATGAAGACGATGAAGAATACACCAAAAAAGTTAAAGGATACTTTACTTTGGACCCAGAAGAAGAAGAATGGAAACCTAAAAAGCAACCTGGTGAGACTGTCTTTGATGAATTCACAGGCTTTTTCAAAGGTTTATAAAGAATTTTTACATTTAATTGTGTATATTAAAAGCATTAAGTGTTATTTTTCATGGCAGATTTTTCATTTGCTGTTAATTTAATTCGGAAGTATGAAGGCTTTCATGAGAAAGCTTATCCTAATCCGACAACAGGAAAAGAACCATACACGATAGGTTATGGAACTCAGTTTTATCCTGATGGTTCTCCTGTAAAAATGGGTCAACGTTGTACAGAACAGAAAGCTCTTGAATATTTGTTTAATGAAATTGATGTAATTTATCGTGAATTATTAAAGTTAAATCTAAATTTAGATAACCATATGACACAAGGTTTGATTTCTTTTATTCATTCCATTGGTTGGGAACCTTTTTTATATAGTAATATTATTGATTGCTTAGAATCAGATTCGTATTCAGGAGTATGTGAAGAAATCAGTCGTTGGATTTTTGATGAAAATTATAAATTAATTGGAGGATTACTTGATAGGAGAAGAGAAGAAATAAATTTATTTTTAAATCAGATTGATATTCCTCATTACCCAAGTCCAGAAATTTTATTAAAAGCGTTTGAAGAATTCACTGGTAGTCAGAATCAAATAGAAGCAGTACGAATACTCGAACAAAAGATTAATCCTTATACTTTAAGTGAGTTTTCTAATAATTTTAGATTTAATACAGAATCTGATTGTGCATATATTGATTTTGATTTTGCTATGTCTAAATACAATTTTAACGTAGAATAAACTTATGATTTCAAATAGATATGTCAAACTCTTCTAAAGCAAAAGAATTTGTCTTACCTTTGGAACTACAGTTCACGATGAGGAAAGTCGAAATTAGTGCAGGAGAGATGACATGGGAACAGTTATATTCTGCTTTAGTAAATTTGTATTACCAAAGACTAATGGAATGGCAAGCTATTAAAGCTTTAGTCAACGAAGAAAATATACAATTAGATTTTGATATACCTACTGATATTGAATTACAACAATTAGCTTCTACTTGTGCTGAAGATTATGAAGAAGAAGATGAAGATGATCCATTTGCTCCTGCTTAATTAGGTTTAATTAATTTATTTAAATACCATAGGGCTTTTTTTAAAGATTCAATTTTACCTTTGTGTTTCTCTCTCCAAATGTATTTAATAATATTTCCTTTTAAATAACC